AAGTCGAGGTCACCGAACCAGACGCGCCTTTGAAGGGCGGCGCCGATCATGAAATAGAAAGCAGCATCGACAAACGGCTGCGGGCTTTGTACGTCTTTTGTGTACAAACACCAGTCTTCATATAGGCTCATGCAAGTATGCGAGTCTTACAGAGTTCTTGCGGATTTGTAGTGTGGTTATTACGTCGAAACCTTCTAGCTTCTCAAAGCTCGGATCGAACTCGCTGGGAAGATGGGTCTCATGTACAATAACGACCGAGGGCGGCGGCAGGTTGGGCGGCCACTCTTTTACTTTTTCCCTGATCGCATTTGTGATCTGGGTTATTCGGTCGTTCGTCTGTCTCATACTGGGTAAAGCGGAGGGAGCTTTTCTTGGGCCACTGTTAGGCTAAGTCTCTCATACCAAGTGGATTCTCTTTCGAGAACTTGCCCCAGTTCTTACCGGCTTGGGCCTCAGACTTCATCGTAAAGTTTATGCCATCTCGGCCTGTGAGAGAAATGGCGAGGCATTCTTGCATGAGCTTCGCCGTGTCAGTGACAATCCCATCTGGAACCAACGCCAGAAAAGAGTCATGTTTATTGTTAATCGCCGGTAATGTTTTGAGCGGTCGCTCTTTGTTATAGCGGTTGACTGCGAGGTGTGTGATACAGCCCACGGTGGACTGAGGAACCCATGAGATGCCTTCCCTGATATAAGAGTCAGTAATAGTACGCTCGAACCGGCGTGGATATCCAAACAGATTACGGAGCTGACGGTTAGTTCTAATTTGAAATTCAATTTCATCTTGCCATTCTATGATTTCTGGGAACAGTGACGCGAAGAATCCAAGGAAGACTTTGCATTCTTGGAGAGATAAAGTCAAAGTGCCATGACTTTGTTTTAGAGTCTGAAGCTGAAAGGTCCGCTCACGCATTCTATAGGAGGAAGCGTGGCAGACCATCTTGCCGATCTTGTATTCTTTATCGGAGGATTTGATTGCTTTGTCGAGAGGTTTCCAATCGGGGTCTTTCTTTAGATCAGACGGCGACAGGGATTTCCAATAAGATGGCGACTTCCCGGCGAGAGGCCATTCGTTCTGCATCTGCTCGCAGAAGATGTGAAGCGCGATGAAGGTATGAGGTTTGATGCCGACGTTGAAGAGTTCTCTATAACGCCCCGGTCGCGTAAGATTGGCGACGATAAGAGCCTCAGCGCCGCTTTGATCGCATTGGACGAATGTAAGGCCCGGCGGGGCAATGTAAATATCGAGAGCTTCCTTGTCGGGATTCTGCAGGTTAGCTCCGTAGTCGCCGAGGAATTGACCAGAGGCGAGACGAAAGCTTCCAGTCCCGGCGACCTTAAGCGAGGTCAGGCAATGGATGTGTGGGGTGGGCATAGGTTATTTTTTTGGAAGCATAGCGTGCCAGTGACCGTAAAGATGAAAACCCTTACCTTCAAGTTTTTGTGTCATTTCAAGACAGGCTTGTTTCCATTGTGTATGAGTTTGATATCCTTGTTCTGGACCTTCCATTGATCTTGAGATTAGTGTACTAAGATCTTTGATTTCTTCGGGTGAGAATATTATAGATTCTTTCATACATCATCCCTCCACCCCACAAACGACGCATTGAACGGGCGACCGTCGTCTGTGAGGTTGAGATATTTGATCGTTGCTTTCTTTTGGAAGTGATAATTTGGGGTAATGAATTCCTCACGCTCTTCGTCGGTGAAGCCTGTGCCTACTTCAAAGCTTACGCCTCTGTTGGTGATGAACTTAAGTGCACCTAGTTTGCCTTTGCATTTGCCTTCATCAGAGATGACGCGCCCAATGCACTGGAACTCGTCGTCGAGAAATGCTTTGCGCTTCTGGAGATTCATCGTCGAGCGTTCCTTTGTGCCCTGAGGCATATACGATCCGAAGACGCTCTTGAGCATTTGGCCTTCGTAGGATTGATCAAGATAGTCATGATAGCACATATCCAGTTCAATCCGCGTTTTGCAGATAGACCACTGGATTGGGCGGATGTTAGCCGTCTTGCCTTTGCTATCTGCAAAGATCTTATCGAGCAATAGCATGCGCGTAAGAGCGTTATATTTAGGCTCGACGATATCAAATACACGAAACTCGATAAGTTCTGCATCCTGTCCCGGCTCGATACGAGACACAGCCACGGCGGCGTTGATCTTCTGCAGACTCATGCCGTGACAATACAACTCGCCGTCGAGTATGTAGTCTGTCGTGGGCGGAATGATATGATTCAGCACAGCATCATTCCACCGCTTGCCATCTCGCGAGAAGAAGCCGCGGCCGGGAATGTACATGCACCTCAGGCCATTCAGCTTGGGCATCGAGACGACATGTCCGAATTTTGAGGGGTCATAAATCCCAGCACGCATAAAGGATGCGGCGATTTGTGGGTCTTTTTCTTTTGTATCTTTTGTCATATTTAATATTCCCAAATCCATTGTTGAAATCCTAACATACCCTTAAGCTTAACCATACGACGCATCTCGAAGATCACGTCGATGGCTACGTTCTTCGGATGCTTGAGTTTGATCTTATAGAGTGCATCCCCAGCGACCGACGGCGCGCCTTTGTCTGTTGTCTTTTCTGGTTTGTATTTTAGTTGTTCGTGTAGATAACGAACGACTTGATCCGGACTGCCGGGATTAAGGTCAAAGCCTACGAGGATTTTGAGGATTCTATTTAACTGCTTATATCTCTCTTCACATCGTCGGACGATATATTGCCGCTTGACGGGATCGAAGTGCATTCCGTGCAGTGACATGAAGGCGTAGTCTGCGAGAGATCGGCTGGCTTGATCGACAGAGTCTTGAAGTCCACGGTCCCTTGAGATGAGGTCAATCTGACCATAGTAAATCTCTCTGAGGACAATAACGTCTTTAACATTGTAAGCGCGGAGCTGCTCAAATTGTGCTCGATTGCGAGGATCAAAGTTCCCTGCTTCATCTTTATGGAAGGGTCTGTTAGAAAAAAGCGTTGCTTGATGGGCCAGAGATTTCTCAGCCTCCGGAAAGATTCGATGGCCCGCGACCATGGTGTCATAGATATCATGGCCGAATGGGATCTTGTAGAAGGCGGCGAGGAAGCATAGGTCAAAGAGGGCGTTGTGGATTACGACTCTTCTTTTCTTTAACTCTCTTATGAAGCGCGCAAAGAAAACCACACCCACATTAAGATTGCCGCCCCAATCGTACACAGGGATAGAGTAAACAGGACTCTCTCCACAGGCGATGGCGAGACACGTAAGGGTGTTCGTCTTGGGATGAGTTTCAATGTCGAAGAAAATTGGACCTTCGTAGTCGAAGACACTTGTGCATTCGGCGGCGCGTTGACAGATGACGGTTTGTGGTTCAGGTTGAACTTTTTGGGGGTCATATGTTAGGAGTTTCTTTATGTCTTGTGCGAACCAAAAACTATAGTTACTGCGCTTCGTCGGGGATGTACTCTTGCCGTCGTCTTTATCTAGGATGTCTTCGCCGTCATTGTCTCCCTCCAAAGCGTCTTCCATGCCCCATGCGTCGACGCAGTCTTGAGGCCAGTAAGTAACGATGTATTGGGTTTTATTGAATGAAGTATAGACGACGCCGCGAAAGGCATCTAGGGTTTTTCCTTTAGCTGCTGGTAGATAATCAAGGCTTTTAGCTCCGGCGAAGATGATCTTTGTGATGCCGCTTGGTTTGTTTGCGCCTTTGAAGAAGTCGTCGGCAAAGGTGACGAAGACTTGCTCGGAAGAATCAAGATCAATGGTGTGAGAAGCAAGAACAGAACGAACGAAATCACCAGCAGGGCCAAGCAGTATTCCGTTATTTTCTTTATCAAAGCGCGAAGGTCCATGGAGTACGAGGGCTATCATTAGGTGGTTAATTTAAGAGAAAAGAAAAGGCAGACTATTTCCGGTCTGCCAGCGGGCGAGTTGGGATGTATGTCTTGAGGAAAGAAACCTCTTAGAAAGTCTCGCTTCTCTCTAAGAGGCGCGTGTCTCTGTGATAGCAACCACTCTATCGAGAGACTTAGAAGTTATCGGCAAGCGGCGAGGCAGCGCCTTTGACTTGAGAGAAGTCAAACTGGGTGTTGTATCGCTTGATGATGGCCTCGCCATTCTCGTCGCGCTTGGCGAACTTGAGATCGCGGGAGTTGGAAGGATCGTCGCTGACGTACTCAGGCTGCGACTGGACGAGCATGTTGAAGGCTTGGCCTTCGAGACTTTTCAGTGCATCAGAAACGTCAATGTCGTTGTAGTCTTCGGGCAGACCATCATACAGACCAGTCACTTGCAGCGGCGTGGCGAGAAGTTCCAGCGCAGAGTCAACGCCGTTCTTGTTCTCAAGCATGATGTACATGTTGCCCTTTGCGCCGAGGGTCTTATAGGTCGTACCGGCGGCGGTGGCGGTCTCGGGCGCAACGATCTCGCACTCACAGACAACCATCTTGAAACCCTTCGCGCTCTGGCGAGTCTCGGTCTTGTGGACGAGAACCTTATAGACGTTGGCGGGGATGAATCCGAGCTTGACTTCAGTACCTTTTTTCATTTTATGTTTTATGTTTTATTGTTTAACTGCGACCGACAAATGGGAGGGAGCTTTCTGTGGGCCAAAGTTTAGGCTCTGTTTTTGAGGACATGATCAATCGTTACTTCGATCATCTTATCCGTAGCATACTGAAAGTCATAATCTCTGACGAGTTGAGTTGCATTAGAGAGAAGACCTTCGTAGTTGTTGACTTCGAAGTTATAGACATAACCATTAACGCTGCCGTTAGAATTCTGTTTGATTTTAAGAACCAAGCGGATCTCGGCTTCTTGTTCGGGATATATTTTATCGTTGAATTCAATTTGTTCGCTCATAATATTAGGGTTTAGCCAATTCAACTGCAATCTTATTCAATGCCTTGACAACACAATTCTCCATGGGATTAGGCAAGCCCCAGAAGATAGGAGTCTTCGCGGTCGTGACGCCATCGGTCTGCGTGGCGAAGAAGTATTGGATCGTGTCGCTGCCTTTCTCTTTCTTCGCATACACGGACCACACAGCGAGACACTCAGACTCGATGCCTTTGTTTGCCCACTCTTTACCTTGGACATAGAGGCGGCGGCGAGTGGTCATACTGCCGTCGAGACCTTGAATCGGGACGATCTCTTCAAGGCCGGTGATGATGACAGTCTTGTCGAGAGACTTGAGGTTAGTGCACAAAGTCTGGATGCCGTCGTTGTAGTTCTTCCAGATGTCGAAGCCTTTATACATCATTTCACACTTGACCTGAAGCTGATCAATCGCGGCGGTGATTGAGTCGATGACGACTAGATCTTTCGTGGTGTCTTTCTTGATCTTGTTGAGTTCAAGAGTGAGTTTGTCGTAGCTGTCGATTGGGATTACAAGTCCTTCAGAACGAACGCGAAAAGGCATACCCTTTCGTTCGGCGTCGAGGATGATTGTTCGGGCAGGATCTACGTTGCGGAATGATGTAGACTTACCTGCGCCGCTCGGACCGACGAGTGCGATCAGGGTCTTGGGCCATTGAGGTTTTTGTGGTGGGATTGTTTCTGTTGTTGTCATTTTATTTAAGCTTGGTTACATTACCAAGAAAGTGGTTCATACTTCACGATGTCGCACTCAGAGAGGAAGAGTTCGACCTGCGTGGAGTTGTCTGCAAAGCACAGACGTTTGAATGGACAAGAAGGGCAGGAGTTAGTGAGCTTGCCTGTGGGTGGCGGAAGCTTATCGTGGGCCATAGCTTGGTTGATATGCTTGGAGAAAAGCTCGATTCTTTGTTTTAACTCGACACCGAACTCTTCAAGCTGCTCCGCGGAGAAACTCCAATCGGGGCCAGTGCGCCATGCTGGAGCTGGCAGAGAGATCTGGACGACGAGCGTGCGTATCACCATGCGACGATACCATGCAGCGTTGGCGTAGTTGATATCGTCTTTGAATATCTCATACGCAAAACGCTGGAAGATATAGTAGTAGAAAGAGAACTGTGTGTCGCCTTCATAGCCCGCGACCGCGTCTTTGAATGCGTACTTGCGCGTCGTCTTATAGTCTGTGATCTGAAGGATTCCCGCTGGGGTTATGCTGAGAAGGTCAACCGTTCCGACATAGGCAAACGCGGGATGCTCTACGATAGGAAAGTTGAAGTGGAACTCAGCCCCGCGATTGTCACCGAATTTCAAAGGCGTCGGGAGTTGTTGAAGAGGCGCGGCCGTCAGGGCTTTCTTGATCTGATCTTGATCTTTGTTCGGAAGATTCTTTTCCTTCGCCGATTTGAACGCTTCGAGACAGGCATCTTGCCACTTCTCTCCGCTCCGGTCAAAGGCAATGTTCTCTGCGAACTTGTGAATGATCTTGCCGACGGTCAAGGCGGTGATGTCTTCTTTAGGCTTAAGGCCAAGAAAGACTGTGAGAAACCAGCGACGCGGACAAGCTGATATCTTTAAGCCAGATGCGTTGATTGGGATTGTTGCAGGAATGCCTTCGTGAGGAAGATCTTTATAGGTTAAGTTCATATTTTTTGAGGGGAAAGAAAAGCTACTCGGCGCGCCGTCCACAGGAAAAACCTAAACCTGCTGCAAGAACAGCTTGCATAACGCACCGAGTAGCTAGAGATTATTTCTTATATTGAAAAGTAAAGCCACGGCATTTCTGGCCGCGATACATTTGATGACAGACGGCGGCAGGATTTACCTTGAGAGCTTTGGCTGCGGCTTTTGCAGAAGGATATTCTTCTCCGGTCTCAAGACATATGACTGGCTTACATGCATTATTACCGGGGCGTTTTTTCTTTAGAACTTTCACTTCTTAAATTTGAAGTTCTGGGTTTGATTGATGATAGCTTGAACGTCTATGCCTTTGAGGAGAGGATCGTTTAGGAGGGAAGCGAGATCGGTGCCGGTTGGGCGCGTGTGCGGAAAGTGTTTGAGCAGGAACTTCTCAAGCTCTTTGTCTGTCATCTCTTCGACGGGTTTAGGAAGGCCCAATAAGAGATCGAGTTCGTTGAGATTTGAATTACTCATATCATAGAACAATACAGCAGAGTTTCTTGCGCGCGGGATTCTTGTCAATCAAAGAGGCCTCGGCTTCTTGAGGCGTGGAATATAGTATGGTCGTAAACCATAGGCCGTTGAGCTTATGCTTATAGGCGTAGAAGTAATGCTCTTTTGGCGGCGGCATTTCGGAGTCCGTTGCGGTGGCGTATGTGATTCCTTCGTTGTTTGATGTGGCACTCATATCATTGGTTGTTTCTATACTCTTCATATAAGTTATTAAATCTTTCCGATCTTTTTCTGATGTTAGCGGGGAGTCTATTAAAGTCATAATCTCGCCGGGAGAAAGCTTCAAGTCCGATATTCCATGCGGCGTAAACATCCCTTGGTTGTGGATTCTTGACGCGCTGGGCAAGACAGAGCCTGAGTTCAAGCCAGCATAGATGCGCTTTAGCACAGCGCCGCGCTTCGGTTGGAATATGTCTCTGATCTTTTTCAGAAGGGAAGTGCTGTCGCCAGACGCTGCGTTTGATTTGATATCGGGAGAGTTCACCGTGTTTGCCTTTTGCTTTGTCGTTGTCATTGCTTTCGATTTGACTGATTGCCCTAAGCTTCGCGTCAAAGTCTTGCTGCAGGGCGATGATTGTTGTTTCTGTTGCGAGTAATGTTAGACCTAGCATAAAAGGTTTCATAGTGGAGGCCAGAAGTATGGTAGGTTATCGGGAATGTTCGGAAACTTTGGACCATAGAACTCAGGTTTTTTCCGAATGAGATTACTCTGATGTGTCTTGTGTAGATAAGAGCCGAGCCAATGTGGCTGGATGATGTAAGGATAAGTGAGAATCTCTTTCTCAAAGTGAGGAAGTAGATTGTCTTGATAACCACGGCGGCGAGCTTCTTGGCAGATCTTGATGCTGTACAAACAGAGCCACGCAGGATAGTCTTTGATCATGCGCACGGCGGGATGACTGCGCCAGCCCTCTGATTTACCTTGGATGGTGTTGAGGATCTGATAGCTCTCGACCCTTTGTTTCATGAGGCGCTGGGTATCGAGGACGCGGGCAGACTGTTCGATGTCTGCGTAGGGTAGGAAGATTTGCACTGTAGAGTTCTCCTTATTCAAGACCTTTCAACATCTCCTCACTCATCTTCATCGCAATGAGTTCGTTGGGAGTTGTCTCGATGATGATTGTGTTGTCTTGCATTGCGAGCTGCCGGGCGAACTTCTCTGCACTTGAAGTATAGTTCTGCCAGCTTGCCTGACTTCCCACCTCGCCGCTGTTGACGAATGAGATGATCTCTTCGCGGAAGATCTCTTCGTTGAATGTGAAAGGATCTTCGTCGCTGCCGCCGAGGAGAGGTGTCATGGCGTCGAGGATATTATCAATGGGCTCGACGAGTTCGATGATGAGGTTGACTTTGCGCACGGAGATCTGGACTTTTTCTTTCAGCTCGTCGACGATAGGGATATCATCAGGGTCGATTGTGCCTTGAAGAACACCGACGCCCTTGTCGTTGATGAATGCTTTGCCTTGTGATAGGCGAGCGCGTATGGTTTGAGGTTGCTGCCTGAGGGTTAGGGAATTGATGGTGGCTTTCTTCGAAGGGATCTTAGAGAGCTTAATCACTAACTGTGCAAACTGCACAGCATGCTTGATGTCGTAGTATGGCCAGCCTTGCTTGCGTTCGGTTTTATTGAGAAGACTTTCCGCTTGTTTGAGCAGAGCGGCTGGGTCGTGTTGTGGTTGTTGATTTGAGGGATTGAATATGTTCATTTTGTTTTGTTGTCCCAGTTTTCTATGGCTTCTTGCGTGCGTCTGATAACACTTGCTTCACCAGAAGCAACTGTTCCTATGCGAGATGCACAATCGCGGAGTTCATTTCCCGCTTCTGTAAGATTCTTGATGCGCTGCTTCAGCTCCTCGCAGTCTTCGCGAAGGTGGAAGTTGGATTCACGGAGTCTCTGAATCTCGTCGAGCAAATGCTCATTGTGTTCGTATTCACTCACAGCTTTACCTCCTTGGCTTTGAGCATCGCGTCGGCCATCTCATATGAAAACTTTGCAGCCAATGGTGGAATAGGGGATGAGTGCTCACCCTGCTGCCACAATTCTTTAAGCACAGCAGGCATCGCCTTCGCCGCGAAGTAGTCGCGGAGGGTCATGCCAGATGACGGTTTGCGACACTGCCAAGAAGCACAAGCTTGGTCACTGGGAAACGCCGGTCCTCCGTCGTTGATTGGTTGGTTGTCCATATCTTTATTCTCCTTTATCATATTCCGGCAATTCAATCTCTCCAAGTTCTCTCTTCAGTAATAGGTTACGCAACGCTCGGACATTCCCAAAGGAGAATGTCTCGTCGCCGAAGTGTTCGCGCTCGCCAATAGGTGTCCAGTTTTCTTCTTCGATTATCGCCGAGGCGACACATCTTATCTCTTGTACTCCACGATCTTTCAAACTGAATGTCTTCAGGCCCAGCTCATTGATGCGGAAGTATAGGTCTTCCCTAAACAAGCCTTCCTTTACCATCTTGAGGAGATCTCTATTCGTCGCGAACACAAACCTACATTGAATCGGAACGGGATCAACAGCCCCGACGGGCAAGACTGTCTTGTCTTGTAAGACACGCAAGAGCTTTGCTTGATGCGACAGAGGCAACTCGCCTATCTCATCGAGGAAAGCAGTGCCCTTGCCGACTGCTCTTAGGAAACCAACGTCGCCTCTGCTCTTTGCGCCCGTAAAAGCGCCAGGCATGTAGCCGAATAGTTCTGATTGGAATAGTGTGTCTGTCAAACCAGCCATGTTCATAGCCTTGAGAGGCTTTCGTTTGTGGGCAAGAATCCTTGCGATCAACTCCTTGCCTGTGCCCGATGGCCCTTCGATCAGGACGTTGTATCTCTGCAAGCTTTCTTCCGCATATGTCATCGCGGAGTTGAGCATCTTCTTCGTGGCAGGATCTTGCGTGGCATAGGACGAAGCGACATTGTGGATACTGTTCTCCTTCAATGCATCGCCTGTGATCTTGAGGACATCCTTGCGGATGTTATCAAGGAAGCTGTCGGCGGCTGTGGTGTTAAGGACGTTTGCGTGGATGTTCATTTTTTCTTTGGTTTATTTTTTCTCTTACTATATAAAGACGGACCGGGATCTTTTAGCTTATAAGACATGATCGCTTTGCGCGCGGCGGCGAGTTCATCTCTATCAAGATACTCCTCGTCGACTGATCCTGTCTTATGTTTAGGCTTAAACTGTTCACCTTGTTGATGAAAGCGGCTCATTTTTTTAGCGTTAGTTTTCTTAGCTCACACTCTAGCTGGAAGATTCTATTGTGTTGCTTGTTGACGAGGTTAGTTAGCTCACTGATCTTGCGCTCATAGTATTCATACTTTGACGGCGTGCGCTGGATGTTTGAGATCAGGCCGCGCGAGACTCCAAAGTGCTCTGCGATTTTAGATTGTGATAGCTCTGGATGCTTTTGTATAAAGCTTTTGATCTTCTTCTTCTCTTCGATCGAGAGATAATAATTTTTTCTCTTTAGGTCTTGTATTTTTCTTTCGTACATGGTAGTATAGGGTTAATGAATAAAGAATCAAGTAGTGAAGAATCATGCCGCCTGTGCCTGAGGTTCGTCGTCCTCATCGTCATCATCCTCGTCCGTCTCGATCACACCCGTGGACTCAGCGGCAGCGAGATCTTCTTCTGTTAGTTTGACGGCGGTCGCTCGATCACGAAGAGCTTTCTCTAGTTCGCCAGCGAGATCGACGTTTGAGGAGCCGATGGCGTCGACAGACTTGAGTTTCCTCGCCAACTTCGGCGCCATGTGATCGCTGAGGATTGTGCCTTCTGGGACATAGATGTCTTGCGTCGTGTCGGTTAGAGTAGTAATACGCACGCAGCGACCAAGAGCCTGTGCAAATTCCTCTGCCCAATAAGTCATCGTGCTCATGACACTACGCGGCCGAGTGTGGTTATAGCGATGGTCGAGTGAGATACCTGTACCTCCTGAGGAGAGAGTATAGATACAGAACTCCGTCTCTCCATTGAGGAAAGCTTGCACGTTCTCATGTCGTTCCTTCTGGTTCTGATTATGAAGCTTCATCTCTCGAAGCTTTTCATTCCTCTGCGCGAATGCATCCTTTGTCATCTCTCGGAAGATACGCTCTGAGGTGTACTTGATGCCCTTGTGGAATGCGCGGAATTCTTCCTTCGTGATCCCGATGTCATCCGCCTTAGGCTTGCGGGCTTCGTCTGGATTGTCGAGAATCCACATGCCCATCTTGGCTGCGATCTCTGCCGCGCGTGTTTCTGGTAAGAGATCCTCGGGCTTGATCTCTCGATTGCCGCCCCAGATTAGAGAGATTTTTTGTTTAGTAAGACCTTTGCTCTTGAAGTATTCACTATCACAGAGCTTCATCACTAGTTCCTTGAGAGTCTCTGTGAAGCGAATAGCAATGACAGGCGCATAGCCGTTTTGATGGGCATGAATTGCGTCGGCGACCCATGTGTCTACGGTTGCAAGCTCGGCCGCTCGGGCCATGACCATGAAGGCAACCATGACTTGACCTTGTGGATCTATTGAGCGGCCTGTGCGTTCGAGAGCTTCAAGATAATTCTTCATCGCGTTCTTGAGCATCGCTTTGTTCGCGGGGTCAGTGATCTCGAAGAGCTTGACTTTGTTAAGAGCCTTAACTTTCTGAGGATCGCCGGGCGGCTTGACGAAGCGGTCGCCGATCGCAGCACCCCAGCGTTCGAGAGCGGCAGCGTTAGCTTGTCGAGGATCGGCGCCGAGTGTGAGAGTTCGTGCAAATTCTGGAAAGGTTTCTCTCGTCAAGGGTCGAGCGCCATATTGTAAACGCATCGCGATAGACATGAACATCGTGTCCCATACTGTCACGGCTGGCGTCGCGGAAGTAAAGACCCAAGTGATTTCTGGGAACTGAAGGAATGCTTCGAGATATTTTGTACGCTTAGACTTCTCCTTCTTGATCTCCTGACACTCGTCTAGGATGATTAGCTTGGGCGCAGCAGACGCTGGCAGGTTAAAGCGGATGACTTTAGTTGCTTGACCAAAGACATCCACGACTTCCTCTTTGAAGAAGTTTCTGTTTTTCGCAGAGAAGACTTCGTTGTAAGACCACACGTCCACAGCGAGTCCGACAGATTCGAGACCTAGTTTCTTGAGGGTATCGCGGAAGTCAAGCACGACGGACTTCTTCGTGATGATTAAGATAGGCGGAAAGAGGCCGAGAAAGTTACAGAACTTCTGAGGGTCATGCTTTTGTAGCCACAGCGCAAGACCCGCGGCGATCCAGCTCTTACCTTTGCCTGTGCCGAGTGGAACAAGAGAGCCATTGAGGTTCTTGTTATACAATACATCAAGCAGCGCCGCGATGGCTTTCTTCTGCTGGGGCTTGAACTCTAGCCCGTTGGGAAGCTTGATGTCGATTGTGCTGTAGGTTCTTTTTTCGCGAAGCGAGAGTTCTTCCGCGAGACGAAGAGCTTCCTTTTGCTGGCGCGCTGGGGCTTGATTAACCCAGCCCTGTAGAAATCCTAGCAGCGTAGCATAGTCGAGCTTGACTGTTGGGATTACGGCGAGAGAGAGTTCCTTCTGCAGAAAGTCCCAATCAAATGGCTCTCTGCGATACAGATCAGTAAGCTTCTTAGCTTGCGCCCGGGCGGTCGTAAGGGCGGTCTGTTGAAGCCTGTCTTCTTTGCTTGTGTATTGAGGTTCCGTTTGAATAGGTTTCTTTATTCCCGAAGGAGTAGCGAATATGTTCATGTTATAGTAGTTTTGAGATAACTTCTTCAGCGTTCTTGAATCCGTATGCGGTTGGGGTTTTGCTGATAAGACTTACGTATTCGCCGAAGACAATACTCTCGGCTGTGGGTTTGTCAAGTTGCACATAGGATCTGTTGATGTTGTCGCGTTGATTAAGCAAGGGCGTTAGCTTTTTCTGCAGAGCAAGCATCTTATCCTCCAGCTGTTGGCGTATCAAGACGTTCTTCTTGGTGGCTTTGTCCATTGCTTTCTTCAGGCGCAGGGATTCTTTGATTGTCTTCTGTTGCAGGGCTTTGTTCATAGTTTAGGATGTTTCTTGTGTCTACGATTTTTAGTACTTCTTCGAGAGGGAAATAGCAGTTGATGTTGTTGAATGCGCCTTTGAGGGCGTCGTTGAGTTGGCGAGATTTGTTGAGATAGATCTCTTCGCCTTGTGAAGTGATCGCGATGGCGACCTCTGTTGCCTTCTGTCTGTTGAAGAGCTTAGCTTTAGCGAGTGCATCACTGATCATCTCTACACGGAGATCTTCTGCTTTCTTCCGGATGTAGGATATGTCAGAGGCAAGGTGGTTTGCACGAAGGATTCTTCTTCTTTCATCCGAAAGATTCCAGTCGGTGGCATCCCAGATGACAGAGTAAGAGAATCCGTCTTCGTTGATTCTCTGAATATGGAGATGCTCACTTGCGCAGTGAGCCTTAACCCAGTCGGCTGTTTCATTTGTAGCAACAATCGCATGGGCAAGATTATTCCCGCCAGTTCGGCGGATGAAATGCCCTCGCTCTGCATCGACATGACAAGAGCACGATGGGAAGAGCAATCCCCAGAGTTCTTGTGGAGTGATTTCTTGGACGTCTTCATTTTGAGGAGGCATAGACTTTACGGAGATGAGATGGTTGAATACCTAGTTCTGCTCTGTATTTTGCGATTGTGCGCCGGGCGATTGTGTTCTTGAGGAGTGTTACAATGTCCTCATCGCTTAGTGGGCGAGATTTGTCTTCGCATGAGATGATCTCTGCGATTTGATTTTTTATTGAGAGGTTACTTTGCATGGTGTTTTGTTCATGGTTTACGATAGCACTGGTGAAGAAAAATCTTAGTTCATATGTACCGCGCGGAGTAGAGATGTATTTGTTACACACGGCGCGACTCACGGTGGTCTCGTGGATCTCACAGACCGTGGCGATCTGGGCCATCGTGAGAGGCTTGAGATCTTTGATCTGGCCGCTGCGGAAGAAGTCTTGTTGATAGTCTACGATCGCATTAGACACGCGGCCAAGGGTAGACTGGCGCTGCATGATAGATCGAATGAGGAACTTTCCCATCTTTACTTTCTCACGCACGAACTCCCGCTCGGCGGGCTTGAGCTTGTGGAGATAGCTTAAAACGTGATCGTTGATCTTGTAGACAGGAAGTTTCTCGTTCGGGATATCTATTGTGCCGTCGTCGCGTAGAAAGATCTCTGCATCTTTCGGCGTGTGCGTTGAAGATGTGAACTCTGAAGCGGGATTATAGTTTAGTTTAGAGAGTTGCTTATAGAGATTCTCTATGGTTGTAAAGGTCTCGTTGTATTTCTTCGCGAGTATGGGGATTTGGCGTCGAGTGAAGAGATCTTCGTCTTGTTGGAGGATTTGATAAGCTAATGAAGAAGGATCTAATTGAAGACATAAGCAATCTGCAAGACTCAAAGCGCCGAGGCCTCGTGGTTCGAGAGTGCGGATAAATCGCAGAGCTTTTCTCTGTTCTGCCGTGAGAATGTCTGGATCATGTAGGAAATATCCTCGCTCGTTAAGAAGAGATATGACAGAGAGATCATGACCCGCGAGAGATAATTCTTTCTCTAAGTATTCTTCTAGTGTCTCATCTCGGCCGGGATTATTCTCTAGCGGATATTGCTCTTTGTATGATGGAACATTATCCGAGAGAGAAGTCCACTGCATATCCGCCGGGAGTTCGGCTTTGTCGTTCTCGTAGGATATGTCTTCTTCTGCTTGATTATTGTCAAGCATCTCGACGCATGGATTGTCGTTGATGAACGACTCCATGATAGATCGCAGGTCGCAAAGTGGAGCTTGAAGAAGCGCGAGAGACTGCTGAAGTTGTGGACTCAGTATCAAAGACTGAGTCTGCTGCGTGGAGATAGAAATTTTCATGACGGATAAAGAGGTGGTTGGTTTTATCCTTTATGGAAGGAGCTTTTGATATGCCAAGTTTTGCTTGGTATGCCAAGTTTTGGCACATGTAAGATGCCAATACTTGAAAGACCAAAAAATCTGACAAAGAAAAAGCCTCTGTCGGATGTTACTCCAACAGAGGCTTCGTGATTTAGACTTGATTACTTCTTCTCGATCACGGGATCGAGTAGATTGTTGTCTTAGACTTAGACTTAGACAGTTTTCTTCTTGGCTTCGCGCTTGGCCTTCGCGCTGGCGAGTTCGTTGGCTTTCGCGAGGAGCTGCGCCAGAGAGGCAATGAGGTTAGCCTGCTTGGCCACGGCGGCATCCTTGTCGGACACGCCCAAAGAGCGAGCAGTGTCGTCGTTCCATTCGCCAGCGAGAGCGAACACAATCGAGCCGATCTCAGAGCGAATGCCCTCGATCTTTTTGAGGACAGACTTTTCGGTCTCACGATCGGCGCTGACGCCGTAGATAAAGGCGGCGAAGTAGTCCGGCGTGTTGCCCTTGCTGAGATAGGCTTCAGAAGCGTCTTCGGCGATGTCGAAGAGTTCAGCCTGTACGAGATCACTCAGAGCATTAGAGATGCGCTTCGTTTCAGTGACAGAGCCGTCTTCGTTCTTGACCTTGGTCACGTGCTCAGTGGGGATCTCAGCGAGAGCTTCGCCGCGCTTGACGTAGTACTGGAGGTCAGAAACGGCCAGAATCGGAGACTGGAAAGAGACAACACGCTCCGGAGACTTAGCAGTCTTGCGGACATGACGCTCGTTGGTGGCGAACTGAGGATTGCCGTTGCTGTCGCTCTGGAAGACAGATCCAGCGAAGGAGGCAACGAGTTCGAGGTTCTTAGTGCTCATTTTACTTGTGTTTCTTTTTGTTGGTTTGTTTTATTGGGATGTTTTCGGTTTTACGTTGAACCGCTAACATTATCGCACAGTCACCAACAGGACCGGCAAATCGGATAAAGCTTTTGAAATGCCAACTTTCAAAGAGCTTTCTAAAAAAATAAAACCCACTCAGTGAAGAGTGGGTTGTAATCTGTAATGCGTTAGCGCGGTACGCGCGGGCGTAAGCCCTTATGATTTGTTGACTACGGCCAGAGCGAGAGCGTTCTTTCGGATCTCTCGGATTTGTCGTGCAGCATTAGCAAGATTACGGGCTGCTGAAGAGTCGGGATAACCTTCAACATGAACGAGTTCAAAGCCGGGATGCTTTTCGTCCATTACAGCCTTTAGTTTATGAACGTCAGAAGCTTCGTAGATATGAAGTTCCTTGTGTTCATCGAGATAAAAGGCAGCATAGCTTCTGTGTTTAGCCATGGCGGTTGCGTTGCGGGAAAGAACCTCGTTGATGAACGAGAGTTCGGATTGTTTTGTCATGTTGTGTTTGTCGCTCGGGCGTAATGCCTTACTAGACAAACGAGATCTTGCATCTAATAGACCATCTGATCTGGGAAGCCTTTTGAGAAGCCTTTTGAGAAGCCTCTGAGCTACGCTGGCGGCTACGCCGCTGACGCCTCACGGTTTTAGTTACCGCCCATGATTTGACCTATCTCTTCGGCGGAGAGGTGAAAGTCAAGACACATAATGTGAGTATGTTTGACGTGGTTGACGTAGTCGTGTATGTTATTGCTTTTACATACAGGAACGAGACAATAGTGGAATGTATTGTCGAGACTGCGAATTATTACGATCATAGTTTATGCATCTTTGATTGTTATGTTTGTAGTGCCTTGTTGAAAAGCTGCGCCGTTTGTGCCTTTTGCCTTACGGGCAGTAACACGCTTATGCACCTTGAACACGTCAGGGTGCATAGGCTGAATCGCGCCGCCGGTCTTGTGACCGAAGTTGAGAGCGCCTTTGTATTGCCATTGTGGGGCGCATTTGATACAGCGATCAAAGCCGAGAGCTTTCCTATCGGCATCAATAACTTGGAGGCAACGCAAACAACGATTTGTCATAAGCTTTCATCTTTCCCAATATCCCATCCCGGACCATCATCAAGAGGCTCATCGTCGTAGATGCTTAATTCGCGACGAAGATCTTCAAGGGTGGGATTTTCTTCCTGTATTTCAACTGGTTCTTTATGCATAAAATAAAAAAAAGCTTGTAGTTATTCACTACAAGCTTATCTACTACAAACGCCTCTACGGCAACCGCTGGCGCGTTATGTTAATTAGGCAATACTACAACGGCTTTGACAAAGTAATACAATACTACGAAGAGAATAACAGAGCCAACAATGAGAACAATCTTTTCTTGTGTTTTATGTTTCATAACTTTATTAAATCCAATCAATACGGGAGAGTTTGACTTGCGCGGAAGACACGGCAAAAGTGCCCTTACAACGCCAAGCTCGTGCTTTGTGGCACGAGGATTTGTCTTTCTTTGCTTGGCGCTTGCTTGTATAACGCAACGCGATCACGGCAAGCCGCTGCGCGGCTTGTGAAGCTTTGAGGTGAGTTTGGGCTTGTGACGATTTGTCAAAAGCTGCTGTCGGATTTGAACGCATAGTATCGAGACACAAAGGGAGAGAAGACAGGGGAAAGAGAAGACTGAGAAAAGAGAAGACTGACAGTGGAGACTTTGTGTCCCGATACTATGCGTCCGCTTGTGGCAATTTGGTCGCGTTCTGTTTGTAAAACAGGTTTGCAATTATCAATCCACAAGGGACGCTTGTGTGTCTAGTGTCGTGTCTGCGCCACTATCACACAAGGGCTTGCGTGTTGTGTTGGCTCGTGACGTAACGACTCACGTCGAATAGCTATTGTACAACAGAGGGAAGCATGTCGGTTCTGTCTAAAGTTAAAGAGGAGAAGTGAAAACACTTTCTCCGTATGCCTTTAGAGGGCCGATTCGGTGTGTCTTGCTTTGGCGCTTGTAACGAAAACAAGCAAGCAAGACAACCATTGCGCCAAAGTAGTTTCCACTACGCTAGGTTTGTGTTCTGTGAAACAGTGTGAAGCTAAACAGCAAACACACAGAAAACAGGACAAGCCTAGACTGGCGACTTTATGTTAAAAGAGGCAAGAGACAGACTTGAGCCTATCGTAATACAATAGCGTAATACAATAGGCTCCGTGCCTGTCTCTTACTTCATAGCAACCGCCGAGGCCATTGCCCAAGCAGCACTAAGCAAGGCGGCTTCACGCTTGGGCGTGCTGAGATGTTTGAGGACCTTCGCGAGACTGGCCGATCCGAAGTCGACTCCCTTGGAGGTCGCTTCACCTTCGGCGCTCTTGGTGCGGACGGAGCCGAAAGCGGACAGCACACGGTTTCGTTCCCCTTGCCAGTAAAGAGCCGTCTCAGTCTCTCCAATGGTTTCAATCAAAGAGACAGCAGAGTCAAAGTGGCTCTTCGCGCTCCCGGTTGAAATCACACGGCGTGCGGTGGTGGTGGTGGTGGTGGTTTCGTTGATCATGGTTTCACTCATAACAAGCCCACTAAAGCAACCACCGTACCAACCACATAAAACCCAATGTTTAACGATAACGACACAAATCCGTTATAACGCCAACGTTAACGAAAACCGCCTAAGTGACTAAAAAGAGCCTATTTATAAATAAAATTGACCACACTGGTCAAAAAAAGCCAATTTTTGGCTCTTTTTGATCACTTTAACGTTAACGACGTTAGGTAAAGGGTTACTCAAAAAATTATTTATAAATATCTTTAACATTAGGTACTTACACTAATCAAAAAAATACGCATAATAGGGTTTTATGATTTTGGGCTTATAGTTAAATTAGCTTTAATAATATATTATATGTTACTATGTTACTAATATATACTAAATAATATATAAAACTACCTAACGTTTAATTTTATATATTAAATAATATATTGAGACTCTAAGACTCCCGTTTATATGTTATTCAAGCTAATTTGAACACAAGCCCAAAAACGCTATTTACGAATAAGCGTATCAACTCCTTTACGAATAGCCTTTAACACACACAAAACACAAGCAAACGCTATTTACAAAGAGCTTCAATGCATAGAACTGCTATGCATCCCTGTTCTACCATTGCAATCCTATGCATAAGACTCCTATGCATCACAGTTCTATCCCTAAAACCCCAATGCATCACACTCCAAGGCATCCCCGACCTGCTCGGAGAAGACCCGAACTTTTTTGCGAATGTCCGAACACGCCTTCTCACAGATTTTATAAAAATTTTAGCCCTAAAAGTATATTTGTGTTTTGGCTTTGTCTATGCTTTGACGTGTTATTATGAGTGACTTGATGATGCGCTGTGATAAAAAGGATCTTAAATGAGTGACTTGATGATGAGAAATCAGATATTAGGACTAAGGCGCGCAGGGATGAGTTGTGAAGAAATTTCGGCGGCGCTTGAAGTTGACCCTGTAGTGGTAAAGTTGGCGCTTGAGGCTGTTGGAGGCTCTGCGGTTTTGAGAAAGGAGGCTCTTAAAGAAGAAGACATAACCGACGACGTCTCCGAGCAAGAGGCCAAAGAGATGATGGGCATCATCAAGAACATAGCGCGTGATGAAGAGAGCGGAGTTTATGCCCGGCTGAACGCGGCTAAGTATGCCCACGGCGCCAAGCGCGGATATCACAAACGCCATCTTGATCTTAACGTGGGCTCGGGCGAATTGCTTCTCAAGATCAACGAAGCCTACGCCTCAGCATCTATGCGTGCCCGCGCGGCTCTTAGCGGCCAATCTCTCACCGCTAAAGAGATCACCATCGAGGCCCCAATAACCGTAGAGGCGCCATTAGCCGCAGAACTCCCTTCTGATCACACTACTCAATCAGAGCCTGCGGCGCCAAAACCCCGGCCCTTTAAGATATGACAAAGACTCCAATCTCCGCTGATACACTCAAGCTTGTCCAAGCCCGTCGCGCCCTTGAGGCAGAGAAAGCTGCTGAGAAAGCGCGCGCAAAAGAAGCTAAGAAGAAACCTGAACTCGCGGCTAAGGTGAGTCTGGAAGAGATAAGTGATGCGCCGAAAGAATCAACAAAAAACAAACGCTACATTGCGCATCAGATCGACACCCCGGCGGATTTACTCCTCGCCCATCGGCCCGATTTGAAGCTCTATAAATGGCAAGCAGAAACGTTGTTTCAACTCGCAGGATACACCGACATCAATGATCTCGATCTGCCTAAAACTCGACCAACCGATAAGACGCCGCTATACTACAATCTTGTCGCGGCCAACGGAAGCGGAAAAGATCAGGTCGTTATTAGCTCCTTCGCTGTCTGGTTTTGCCTTTCCAAAGTCCGTTCTCGATGCGTCATTACGTCATCTTCGTACGAGCAGCTTAAAGATCAGACGTATAAGTACATAAAGAACATCTGCGAAGAGATCAATGTCTCGTATGGCCGTAAGGTATTTGAGATCGTAGAGTTTCTTATCACATGCAACGATACCGGCAGCGAGATCAAATGCTTTGTGACAGATGACCCCGGCAAAGCCGAAGGTCGACATCCGTTCGACGAGCCCGGTGCCGAGATGGCTGTGATCATTAATGAAGCTAAATCTATCACCGATGAAATGTTCCAAGCTTTCTCGCGCTTCACTGGCTATAACTACTGGCTTGAGATCTCTTCGCCCGGCAAGAACTCTGGGCACTTTTTTAAGCGTTGCACGCGTGCAAAGCGCACATTCCCAGACCCGCTTGAAATAGGCGAATTCTACTGGCGTCGTGTCACGGCATTCGACTGCCCTCATCTTCTTGGCAAACACATCGAGCATCTTAAGGACGAACACGGTGAACAATCACTTATCTATCGAAGTCAAGTATTGGCTGAGTTTACCTCACTCGACGAAGCCGCATTTATACCTTCAACATTATTCGAAAACTACCCAGCAAATCCACCGCGTACATTTGGATTGCCCAATCGAGCGGGCATCGACTTATCGCTCGGCGGCGATGAAACTGTGGCGTACTTCTTTGTCCATGGAAAACTCCACCTACGAACAACAAAGATTCGTAACGAGGCAATTCTCCACAATCAGATCATCAGTTGGATTAAAGAATTTAACATCACGCCCTCTGAGGTACGCATTGACGATGGCGGTCTGGGACGACCTATCGTGCAGCGAGTGCAAAATGCAGGTTATGACGTCGTGCCGATACGAAACGAAGCCCGATCAACCAACCCAAATTTCTACAAAAACAGAGGCGTTGAAAACTGGAATCGTATTAAGCGTGCTCTTGAAGACCGTGCGTTTCCTGCACTTAATGACGACCTTACTCGCCAACAGCTATGTACGCGTGGCTTCTCTGTTAAGGGGATCGTCACGCTTTTAGAACCCAAAGCAGAAATGCGCTCGCGCGGTCTCTCGTCTCCTGATCGCGCAGACGCTCTTGCGCTTTGTTTTGACAGTGTTCCTCTTGGAGCTTTCAAAGAAGAAACATTACACACAACTGAACCAGAAAGTCGTTTCTTAGAACTCATAGATCTTAACAAAAAAGGCCTCTTAACGCAGAACGAAGCTCAAGAACTCACACTTCTTTGGGGTCAGATGACACACAGACCGGCACAAGAAACGCTAAATTCGGCTGAGCCGCGTGAAGAATTACGTGGTCAATATCATCAATTCGTAACCGCTAAATAACTATGGATGGATCAATGGATTACATCGACGAGTTTTTCTCGTCCCTTAGCCCTGAAGAGGTTAAGTATGCACAATCGTGCATGCAACGTATGGGTTCAGAGAAGTCCGGCACGCCGATGTCAGAAGGCCAAGAAGAACCCAACGATTCTGACTCTGAGGAATACACCAACGGCAAAGGCCCAAACAACGAAGCCAAAGGCGGCGACAGTAATGCGACCGTGCCTAAGGCCCTTGCCGACAGCGTGAAGAAAAAGAAAGACAGCATCCCGCTCAAAGAAGCTGAGATGTTTGACGAAGAGGAATAACATATGAACGAACCCGCAACGAATCCAGAGACTTCCGCTATTCTAGCCAAAGCTGGCCAGAAAAACCTGTTGGACCTCAATACCGCCAATGGGCTTTTCAGTCAGTATATTTCATCGCACGGCGCTGTAGAGGCGACTATCGTCACCAATCGGCGCTTGCGGTCAAATAAAGCTGATGTCGAACAGATGCGTTCGGCGGGGCTTCTTCAGGAGAATCAGACCTTTATTGGTGTTCGTCTGATTCATCAAAATATCAATCAAGCGTTGCCTCCGTTGCTTTCTTATCTAAAGCAATCCCCACGGATGGCGACGTTTGTGCCCGGCGACAACGCTTATCTCGATCAAGAGTTCACACGCGTGTTGCAATATCCCGGCTGGGAAGTTCCTTACATAGAGCTTCTCGACGGCGCTGAGCTAAACGGTCTCGGTTATATGCGCATAAAGCATGACGCCACAAAGCTTGGCGCGGTCGCAATGGAGACAGTTCCGATGAACGAGATCATTTATGATCGTCGTCTCAAATCCTTACAAGATAGCCCAGCCGTTCTTATCAAACATGTGATCACGTCCGTGACGTTTTATCACTGGGATTCTTTCGAAAACTTTGACAAAGAAAGCGATGGCTATAAAGCGATCGCAAACAAGCTTCTCTCTAATGAAGTCAACTCAGTGGGCGACGACTTAGTAATCTATGAGACTTTTGTAAAAGTCAACGGTTTTGTTTATCGCGGCTGGTATTATAAAGACAGTAAGCAATGGCTTAAGCAACCTTTGCCGTTTAGCAATGGCATTGAGGAGACCGTGCCTGAGATCAACATTGATCCGATGGCAATGACGTCAGAGCCTACTTATGTCAGCAAGCCCGTTCATCTCACCTATTACCCTATCGCAGTCAAACGCATTGCGATCATCGAAAACCGTAAGCATGATGAAGTAGAAGGTCGAGCGGTCGATGATTATCACAAGCAAGAAGCCGCAACGACGCTGATGACCGCGGCGGTCAATGGCTCTACTCAGGCCGCCAATACGATGTGGGCGCCAGACGGTGCAAATCTCGATGGCGTTGCCCCGGCCCAACTTCAATTCAAGATTAAGAACAACGCGATCTGGAAGACTCCGATGAGAGCCTTTACGTCGCCGTGGCCCGACCCGATGATCTTTAAGGGGATTGAGTCCGTGATCCAGCAGAACGCCATGGAGACCAATCAGGTTGCGTGGGCCGTCAACAATCGCAAAGATTCTCGAAAGACTGCGACAGAGATCGAAGCAGCCCAGCAGCAGCAAGGCATGCTCACTGGCACGTCTGCTTTAGTGTTCAGCATTTTCCTACGCGACGTCCTCACAATGACATGGCCGATCGTGCAAAGCGCTGCAAAGAAAGGCACAATCAAGTTTCTGACAGAGATCTCTGATCCGGTCGAAAAGGAAGCAATCCTTAGCAAACAATACGAAGTCAAACCTGCAGGCGACATTGATTTCGTAGAAAAACAACAGCGCATTGCTAATATCCAACAAGACTTGCCGCTCTTTCAAGGCCAGCCTATTGGTCAAGAAATGCTCAAAGAATACATTCGTCTTCGTTATCCTGAAAAATATGATGCGTGGTCTAAAGTTCTCACCCAAGGCAACGACGCGCAACTCATCCAAGGCTTGGCCCAAGCACTACAAGCGACAGTCACCGACGAGGCCACAGGCCAACTTAAGCCTGAGTTTCAGCCCGAAGCGCAATCGCTCCAGCAACTTCAGCAAGCCGTCGAGCAGCGCCTAGCACAATCGCCTAATGCAACCCAGCAAGGCTAATTGGATCATGTGGGCTAATAGCGCGGAAACTCTACATTTCCTAGCTTGGCTCTCTGAAGAACAAAACAAAAGGCTTAAAGCAGCAATGCATAAAGCCTGTTCTTCCACATCCACGCAAGAAGATCTCCTTCGAGCTAAAACGTTCGAAGACATTAAACAACACATCGCAGACCTGCAGCAATAACTCCTATGGACATCACATCCCCAGTCAGCACTCCGTCAGCAACGCCCGCAGCGACAACGCCCATTAACATCAACAGTGGGCCGTCAAGCGCGCCATTGCCTCCTAAACCCTCTACGACGCTTCCCGATCAAAACATCTCTCTTGATTTTGATGGCGAAGACTCAACGTCATTTGACACTAACAAAGCTACTGAACCGACAGAAACTCCCGTAGCCGAAACGACTAATGAAACTACCACAGAAGAACAAGACCCATTCGATCTTCCTAAGGATGTTTCAGAGGCCATCAAGTCTACCAAACCTAAAGAGCCTACCCAACCGGAGGCGCAGAAATCTGAGACGTCGCCTCAAGCGACAACTCAGCAAGGTCGCGACTATAGCAATCTGCCCGATGAAGTAGTCTCGGTTCTAAAGAAACTTCCTAATCAAACCTATAACGCCGTACGCGAACAGCTTCCAAAATGGTACGATGCGTTTAAGAAACAAGCAGACATTCCTAAATACTTCACGCAACATCCTGAAGCTTACAAGCTCGACACTGGCTATAACCAAATCCAGAACGAGCTAGAGACCGATCGCTTTGAAGTAGGTGCGCTTAAAGATGCACTGATCAGCATCAAGCAAAACAAGCCTTTTGAGCTTCTTACTGGCTACGACGCAGAAGGCAATCCTGTCTTTAAGACAGTCAATCCTGATCGCAATGGACACAATCCCTCGGTCGAGTTAGAACTCACGGAAGCTTATCGTCGCGCCCAAGCCAACTACGATAAGTCTTTTCAAGGCTTTAAGAACTATCCTGAGCGCTTCAAGGCTAAGATTGCAGAAGAGCGTGAGTTTATCAACGGCAGCTTTAAGAAAATCTTTAAAGACATTGATCCTGATAAACTGTCGCCCGAAGAAAAGAACTATGCGCCGCTGCTTGAAAAGATCATTCCCGATAGCGTGACCGCAGAGGATGCTCGAAAGATTGCGCATTATGCAATGGTTGGCAATCTTCGCATGGCTAAGGCGTTTCAAAACTACATCGCACAGCAGAAACAAAAGCCTGTCGTGATCCCGCCGCCAAGCTCTGGTCCAATGGGCAAATCCGTAGGCGGCGACGACATCCCGCTGTCCGATGGCGGAATGTTCGGTGATGACTAAATACGACTAAATAAAAACATCTGGCATATCGTTAGCAATGCAACGATTGTCAGACCGAAGCCTTTAACAGGCTTCCGCTAGAAGCTCTGCTATCTAAGCGGTTACGGCTAGGACAGACCTAACCATTAACCGTTTGTGATGTCAGGGCTTTTTTATTGCCCTGACTAATCAAACAAAAACGAAAGTATAACAATGCCAGCAACATGGGACTTGCCGCGTTCAAGCGGCCTTTGGAATCAACAGGACATCGCTAACTACAACCGCCTTCCGATCTGGATGGCTATGCAGCAGACCAAGAAGATGCAGATGTGGTCGCGCTGGAAGGACATGTTTCCCAAGATCAAGTGGAAACAGAACATGGGTGACATCCTGCAGGGTGTGATCGCGGAGAACTCCCCGATCGTCAATCAGGTGCATCGCCCGAAGAACATCACCGAGTTGCCGCTCAAGACCGTGGCGAGCACTTGGGAGCGTACGAACCAGAGCCGCGTCAAGCGTCACAACTTCGAATCCCCTCAGTTTAACTTCCTCCCCAGCTTCCGCGATTTCCGCACGAAGCAGTTGAAGTTCGCCGCTGAAGATCTCTCGAAGCAGATCGCTGTCGGCTATGATTTGTTCACGCGTGACAACGTGTTCCAGAACTCGCCGTTCGTGTACGTTGTGGGTAACACCACCTCTGGCGAATTGCCCTTGATCAACGCCCCGGCCGCTCTGCCGACCGACACCAGCGCGATCAAAGACACCGCTTGGGTTGCCGCCACGTCTGCCAAGATTGGCTCTGACGACAACGGTTTCCTCTCTTATCGACAGATTCAGGCCGTCGCTTCCTACGCGAAGAACTACCTGATGATTCCTCCGATGGAAGGAATGCAGAGCGGCGCTCCTGCTGACAATGAAATGTCGAAGGGCAAGTACATCCTCGTCGGCGGTTCTGAGATCTATGAAGGTCTCGCCTTTGATGAGCACGTGCTGAACACCAAGCCGTTGGCGATGAACCTCCTGAATAGCTCCTTCCAAGGCGCTATCGGGCCGAACATCATCTTCCGCGAAGAGTTCTATCCTCTGCGTTTTGCTGAGGATGGCACTATGCCCGCGCCCGAGATCGAGCTGTTGCTGCCTGACAGCGGCTACTCGACCCCGAACGCTACTCGTCAGACTGTCGTCAATCCTGCCTACGCGAGCGCCGCTATCGGCGTGGCGTTCTTGATTGGCTATAATCCCTACGAGCAGATCGACGTGGGTCCGCCTCCCAGCGAGTTCACTGGCGCTTCCATCAATGGCAAGCGTTTCAACCAGCTCACTTGGAACGGTGAAGTTCGCCTGACCGACAACGTGCTGGTCAACTACGGATCGAACAACCTCGATACCAACAAGTACGGTGAGTTCCTGCAGCTGATCGCCGACACCGTGCTCGGCATCATCGGCAATACTCCTCGTAACGTCATCCCCATCATCTATCGTCGTCAGATCGCTCCGTCGCTGTTTGTGTAATCTAAACGGCAACAATTAACTAACATAAGAACATGAAGAACTTGTTTAAATACTTCGTTACGTTCCTCGCGATGGCTGGTTTGCTCGTGGCGGAAGTTGTGTCCGGTACGTTTACTTCGGCTATTTCCGTTCTAAACTCCACTGGCGTCTCGATCCGCAACTTCCAGGTTACTGATACCAGCGGCTCTGCAAACACTGTCATTCTCTATGATAATGACTCTGCTAGCAGCACCAATCGTGTTTATGCCGCGTACACTGGAGTTACTCAGTACACCACCAATGTCGTGATGTCTTTCACGAACTTCACTGGTGTGGTGCAGAGCTATACTAATACCGTGTTGGCTACTGTCAACACCACCGTTCCGGCTGCCACCAATCAAGCTCGTCGAGTGTTCACGTTCACGCTGCCCGCTAACGGCACCGTGACCTTTACGCCGAACTCTCCTCAAGGCACGACCTTTGGTCTGCAGCTGAAAGCTGTAGGCAACGGCGTTTATAACGCCGACATTCAGCCTTTGCCGTAAGACACCCAGCCCACTCGAAAGAGTGGGTTGCTTTTTGGAGTTATAAATTAACCCTAAAAAGCAGCCCAATCTATGATTGGCAACTAGGCAGCTAAACTTTAACGTATGTCTTCTTTATCTACACTACCAAAAGGCGACTCTGCGTGGCTTCTAAGGAAGTCCATTCAGCGCGTCATGCAGCAAGTCTCCGTTCTGGAGACTAACATCGGCTCGTCTACGACGGGCAATAGTGCAAATACTCAGATCATTTTTAATGATGCTGGTACTTTGCGGGGCGACGCTCAGTTTACTTGGAACAAAACTCTTAATCGGCTGACCGTTGATGGAGATGAAACTATCAGCGGCGATCTGACGGTGGCAGCGAATACGCTGAAGGTTGATTCGTTGAACAGTCGGGTGGGTATTGGTACGGCGACGCCTTACGCTTTGATTCACGCAAACGGCACGATTGCAGCCGCCAATTTCGATTGGACCCCATCTTTTACTGCACCGACTGTTGGATTACTTGCAACCAGTAACAACAGTTCTGCATCTATTCGGATTGCGACATTGGATTCAAATCCAACACACGATCCTTTTGTCAATTTCCTAACTTCTGGCGGTCAGAACTGGAGCATTGGAATTGATAACTCCGACAGCGACAAGTTTAAGATTGCGCTCACGAATGGGTTTACTGGCAGCGGTGAAATCTTTGCTGCTGATCCTTCTGGTGTATTCACTTGGAGCGACGGCGCAGGCGGCACTCGAATGACTTTGAATTCTACGGGGCTGGGCGTGGGGGTTGCGAGTCCGGCTCAGAAACTTGATGTCGATGGAAACATCCGGATGTCTGGAGTATCTGGAGGGACACGCTATTTGCTGCTCAACGCTGACAACACTTACACTGGAAGCCTTACGATCCAGTCCGGTGGTGGGTCTTCCAGTTTTGGAGCTGCCACTATTCTCTACGGGAACAGTCATGCGACGTACCCCGGTGGTGTTTGGATCGGTCGAAGCAGCGGCTCGACTGGCCCGATCATGTTCGGCAC